CCCCTTTTTGTCGGGTGTATGCTGTTGCAGTATCGCGTTCATTACGCATGGCATTTGTCCGTAAAAAAGTTAAAGTTTTTTCTTGGCCGGTGAGCATCGAAGAGCCGAGTGATGGCGGCACTTTTGATACGGTCACCTTTGATGCCAAGTTCAAGCGTGTTGGTCGTAAGGAGTTTCAGAAGCTTGGCGAGAAGGGTGAGCTGGACCTGCTGAAGGTGATCATGGTTGGCTGGAACGGCATCCAGGACGAGGATGGCAAGGAGGTGCCGTTCTCAATTGAGGTCATGCGCGATCTTTCGGATGACCCTTACTGGATTCGCGGTGTGCTGAAGGCTTACACGGAAACGTTTGAAGGTGCTCGCCAGGGAAACTGAAAGAGGCTGCCGTCTACTGGGCGGGCGGTGGCAAGCGAGTAGAGGATAAAACAGGCGAGGACGCCGCTGCATTTGGCATCGTCCTCCCTGCGCAGCCGCGTGAAGAAGCGGTCGACTTTGAAGTGTGGGACGAAAACTGGGATGTAGTAATGATGTTCCTGCGTATGCAAACGCAATGGAACACCACAATGGCGGGCTACCTCGGGTTGCGATATGAGGTGATGCTGTGTGCTGGCGGGATGTTTGACCTTTACAATGTGGACAATCGCCGCGAGATGCTGGAAGGTCTTCAAATAATGGAGGCTGCAGCGTTGAGCGAATTGGCCAAGGACAAGGATGGCTAAGCAGGTAAGCGAAATTCTGGTCAAGCTTGGCATTCAAGGTGCAGAGGGCCTTGACAAGCTAAAGAGTTCTTTTCGCGAGCTTGAGAAAGCCATTGGTCCCAATAACGCGACGATCGAAAAAACACGTCGCAGTATTGTTGAGTTTGGTGAAGCTAGCGGACGGACTGAGCAGCTTATTCGTGGTCAGCTTGAAGCCTTTAAGGGTTTGCGTGGACAGGCTGAAATTGGCAGTGCAACTTATAGCCGACTTGTAAATAGCATTGCCCAGCTTGAAACAGAGCTAAAAGGTTCAACTGCTGCAATTGACAGTCAGCGAGAGGCTATTCTTCGCTTCTCTGCTTCGTCTAAGCAAAGCGCTGAGGCATTTCAGAGTCAAATCACCGCCCTGAAGGAGCTTCAGCGACAAACCAGACCGGGATCGTCCGCTTTTGCGCAACTTGGTAAAGATATTGATAATGCGCGCGGAAAACTGACTGGACTTGCCTCTGAAGCGCAAGAATTCAGTCGGGCACTTAATCAAGGCTTTGGTGCCACGCCAGAAAAGCTTTCGGGCCAGATTGCGGTGCTTCGTCGCGGTATGGCTGAACTTCGATTTGATTCTGAAAAATATCTTAAAACACTTGAGCGAATTCGCTTGATGACAATCACCCAAGCTGGCCGCACGGGCCGAGCTGAGGCGATTGCTGGTTTTCAGGCTTATCAGAATCCCACTTTCACTGGTGGATACGCAAGTCCTGCGCGTTTGCCTGACCTGCCCAACACAACAGCAGCGCTTGAGCAGCAACTTTCGGAGCTGACGGCTGAGCTGGCGAATGTTGAACGCGGCAGTGCGCGTTATGTGGATGTTGCTAATCGAATGGCTGACATCCAGCGTGAACTTCGCAGTGAGCTAACCGGTACTGCTGAAGCATTCCGAAAGCTCGATATCGCGCAAGCTGGAGTCGAGCGTCGTTCAGAAAAGCTGGCTGGCATTCAGGAGTACTACAGGACGCAGGGTCCAATGGCTCCTGGTGTTGGCGGGTATCGCGATCCCGCCACTGGCGCCATGATTATGGGTGGCGCTCGCACCGCTAATCGTATTCGTGTTGAAGAAAGCGCGTATCCGACACCAATTGGGCCGCAGATCTTCCCTGAGGCAGGACGCCGTGCTCAGGAGTCAATTCAGCGCTCGCTTGATGACGTAAATCGAATTTACGAAGAAGCGCGCGTTCGTCGAGTTGAAATTCAATCTAAATACGATCAAATTCATATTGATAAGCTGCTAGAGGGTCTTGATCTTGAAGGCCGAGTTCGCGATAAGGGATTCCGCGATGAACTTGCAGCTTTTGACAGGCAGCTTGAAGCCCGCGATAGAAAAAGACGTAGAGGCTTAACTGCGGGGCAAGCAGTTCAGGCTGCTGGTGCTGTTATTTCTGGCGGTATTTTTGGTGGCGTTGAAGGCCTTGTGGGTGGCGTTGGCGGCGCGATTCTTGGATCAGCAGTCCCAGGTCTTGGCACTGTAGGTGGGGCGTTTGCTGGCGCGGCTGCTGGCGCTCAAATTGGGATGCTGCGTCAACAGGCAGGCGCAGTTGCGCAGTATACGGCTGAATTAAATCTTGCAAAAACTACTCTTGCTCAGGCAGCGAGCAGTCAGCAAGAATACAATCAATTACTGCAGCTTGCACGCTCTGTCAGCTCTGACTATGCAGTTGCACTGAAACCTTCTATCGAAGGCTTGGCTCAGATTGCTGTTGCAGCCAGGGCAAATAATTTAACTTTTGCCGAAACTGAAGCAATTTACCGAGGGGTGATTGCTTCAGGCGTGGCGTTTGGTAAGTCACAGCAAGATCTTGACGCGTTGATTCGTGCAACCACACAAGTGCTATCCAAAGGCAAGGTCAGCGCCGAAGAAATGTCGGGTCAAATTGGTGAGCGACTGCCTGGTGCTGTAGCAAAATTTGCTGCAGCGACTGGGCGCACGCTTCCAGAGCTTTCAAAAGCATTTGAGAACGGTGAAGTAACAATTGCCGATTTTGTCAAATTCGCAAGAGGACAGTTTGAGGAATATGACGATATTGCTCAATTAATTGCAGAAGGCCCAGAAAAAGCTGGAATAAGGCTGCAAATTGCGCTTGATAATGCATCTGAGAATTTCGGGGGCTTTTTCCAAAGGACTGGCTCTGGCTTGCAGGATTTTCTTGCAAATATGATTAACTGGGTCAATGAAAATAGCAGACAAATTAAGCAATTTGTCACTGATTGGGTTAATGCTGGCGCGGCAATTGCCGGAGTTCTCTCCAAGTTGGTAGGAGCTTTTGGTAGGACGCTTCAGCGCATTTATCAATTCATGCAAGCTAATCCTGGCGTTGCCTTAGCAAATACGCTTGGCGGACAGGTTGCTCGAATGTTTGGCATTACAGGTCAAGCTGGCGGCGGCAAATACAAAGTTGAAGATTTATTCCCTGAATTTAAACCTTCTCAGTTTGGGGGAGGCGGAGCAGCGGGCATTGATGGTGGAGATGCCGGCGCTAAAGATTCCGAAAAAGCAGCGCGTGAAGCGGAGAAACTTGCTCGGGAGCGTCAGCGTCAATACGAAGAGACGTTTAGAGATCTTGCGCGCATTCAAGACATGTCACTAAAGACATTGCTTGTTGAAGAATTAACGACACTGGAGCGCCAGAGAAGGGAAATGATTGCGTCCGGTGCAGGCCGAGTCGAGCTTGAAGCATTACGCTTAAAAGAGCGCCAGCTCCAAGTGGATGTAAAACAAACGGCAATCAATGAGGAAAATAGTGCGCTTGATGACTTGCGCGCCCAAGGATTGCAGCAAGGGTTAGACGTTGAGCGTATTGCTGAAAAAATTGCTCAAAATAGACTTGAATACAAGCAATTGCAGCTTGAAGCGGAGCAGAACATGACTGCTGAGCTGGAATTGCAGCGCAAGATCCTTGAAAGCATGGGGCTGACGCAAGAAATGCAAAGCATGGGGCGTCGAGCTGGTATTGCTGCTTTTGATTTTGGTGCAGCCGGCGGAGGCTTTGGAGCTGACGCTGGATATGAATCAGGTGAATTTGCTACACCCGCGATGGAGACATTCGCGGAAATGAAGGCAGATTTGCAAGAGCTTGTTTCCATTGAAAACCAAGTAGCAAATGGCGCAAGAGTAATCAGTGAATCGTTTGCCAATGCATTTACCGAAACAATTTCTGGCGCAACATCTGCAAGGCAAGCATTGGCGGACATGATGCGTTCCATCGGCGAAAGCTTCCTGCAAATGGCGCAACAAATCATTGCCAAACAACTTGCAATGATTATTTTCGGAAGCATTATGAAAGCGTTGGGAATTAGCACTAGTCCGTTTAGCGGAGGAAGCGCTCCAAATTACAGCGGCATTTTGGGTGGTGGACAGGCTGGCTTTAATCCGGCGGCGTTTTCAATGCCAGCTTTGAATGCAAAAGGCAATGTTTATGCAAAAAATGGCATTCAACCCTTCGCCATGGGTGGCATCGTCAATCGTCCCACACTCTTCAAATACGCGAAGGGTGGTGAGATGCAAAACGGCCTCATGGGCGAGGCTGGCCCTGAAGCGATCATGCCGCTTAAGCGCGGACCAGATGGCAAGCTTGGGGTTGTACTTAATAATCAATCAAGCGCTGGCAACGAGAGAATGAGGGAGGTGATGGAGCGCGGCATTGCCGCTTCGCCTAATCCTTCCATGCTCAACATGACATTCCAGACCACCAACATCGGCGGCGTGGAATACGTGAGCCGCGATCAGCTTGAGGCTGCCATGGTCGCCACCCGCAAAGCAGCTGCAAACGATGGCGCCAAACGGGGCACCGCAGCTACGTTGAGTAAGTTACAGAACAGCCCGAGCACAAGGGCAAAACTGGGGCTGCGCTAATGGCAAGAACATTCCCGTCCTACGTCCCAAGCGCCCGCAGCTTCACGCCTGGCGAGTACCCCGTTCGCGCGTACCGCAGCCAATCCGGCGTGGTGAGCAAGCGGATCTACGGCAACAAGCCCACCAACTACGAACTCCAACTGACGTTCAGCAACGTTGACGACAGCGTGGCTAACGACATTGTTGCCCACTACGAAGACACCGCCAAGCAACTCGAAGGCTTCAATCTCCCAAACGAAGTATTTGGTGGCATGGGGAGCGGACTACAAAACAAGATCCAAGCACCCAGCAACATCAGTTGGAGTTATGCCAGTCCCCCGCAAATCAAATCAGTCTTCATCGACGTAAGCACCGTCGAGGTCAGCCTGATCGGAGAAATCAATGTCTAACCTGCGCCTTGTCCAGTTTTTTGATTACGTCACTGGATCAAATCCAACTCGCTACCGCTACCAGAACTATTTTGTCGGTCAAAACAAGACCTACAACAGCAACAGCTACGCCTTTGCCCCATTCCAGTCCAGCGGCAGTCTGTCCACACTGACCGGCGACAACGAAACAGTCACTGTTCTGTTCCCCGCAACCGAGTACGCCATCCGATTAGTCGACGCTTCAGGCGGCAACCGTCAAAGCGAGCTGACGCTAACGACGTTATGGCTGACCGCTGAAAACGAATACAGCAGCCTCCAATTCACGGAAACACTCATCGGCATCGGCTCGAGCTTCGACGACACCACACTGGAACTCCGCTTCCGCACTGCCATGGACAGTGTTGGTGCCAACTTCCCCACTCGCACCTTCAACCGCGACAACGCCGGAATCCTGCCGATCAACGCCGAGTTGAGCCTGCGGTGAACGACCTCCTCGGCTTGAAACGAGCTTGGGGCGCCTATCCAGGCGATGGTTCCGGCACCGTCGACTGCTGCCTGATGGCACTAGAGGTTCACCGCCGACTGGGCTATCACAACTACATCCCCGAAGTGGCGTGGATCTTCGAGCGCTACACCGATGACACGCTTCCCGCCAACTTCATTGCTCGCTGGCTACTCAAAAACGGCAAACGCCTTACGGGTCCTGAACCACACGCCCTGGCGTTATTACCGAGCCACGGTGTTGGCGCGGTCGGTACAGTGCTAGATGACGGGACGATGCTTTTTATCGGACCTGGCGGCAGCGTGATTCGCACTGCTGTTGCCGACGATTTTGGCTGGTACTTCAGACTGAACAAATGACACGCCGCCTCCTGCCTTACGAGCACCAACTCGTTGAAACACTGGGCATCAGCGAGGCGGACTACCTTGAGTTCCTGGCGCTGCAGAAGGCGTACAACGACCCCAAGGCGGGCACGGCATTAGACGTTCGCAACGCAGAGACCGTTGCCATCGTGCTGACGGTTGTCGGCATCCTGTTCCAGGTCGGCGCAGCACTACTCGCACCCAAACCCGATATCCCCGACGTTGCCCGAGGTGGTCGCCGCCAACGCGAACAACGTTTTGCCCCCACCTACGGCTTCAACAGCGCACAAGAACTGGCGCGTTACGGCGATCCGGTCAACCTTGTTTACTGCAACACCGCCGCCAACGAACGCGGAGCCGTCCGTGCC